TGGTTGAATGTGCATCTAAAGCTGGTTATAAAGATCCACGTCAACGTGCTTATGCTTTGTTTAAAAATCCAGAAGTGAGAAAAGAATATAATTTTCTCCAGAATGAACTAAAAAAGAAGTATGAGCTTAATTATGATCGTGCAGTCCAGGATTTGTATGACATTCGTGATAAGGCCTTAGAGTCTGGTAGTTTTAATGCTGCTATTTCTGCTCAAAACTCTTTGTTGAGAGTTGGTGGTCTTATTGTGGATAGAAAAGAAGTTATGTTTGGCAAGATAGATCAAATGGATAGGTTGGAAGTTGAGCAAAGGTTAGAACAGTTATTAGGTAATGCTATGGCCAAACAGCTAATTAAACAAAAAGAATTAGAGGTTAAAGGTGAGATTATTGATAATGATGTAGCTGATGATTCACTTGGACTTGTCGAAGAACCAACCCCAAATCAAGAAAC